CCGGAATCGACTAAGCTGCCGTTCGGGTCCCAGACCGGCACGTTTCCGCTTTGCGGCGCCGGGCCGGTATACATCTGCACCTGGCCGCCCGCACCCTGGCGGTGCAGTGCGCGGATCTGGTCATACGCGATATTGCCCCGCTGGATCTTCTGAATCAAAGCGATGACGTTGAACGTGCGCGCGACCGGCACGGCCGCCGACCAGGTCGAATCGCCCGCCTGAAACGCCGTCACGGTTACAGCGCCGGTTCCGGTAACAGTGACGATCGAGCCCGACAGAGTAGCCGGTCCCGAGATCGTATACGTTACCGGCAAGCCGCTGCTTGCGGTCGCCGTCAGCGTGAACAGCGCGCCCGACAGCCGGTCCGGCAGCGGCGGGAACGTGATCGTCTGCGGCACGAGCGCGGGCGCCAGCACGTTGAACGTACGCGAGACCGGCGCCGCCGGGGCCCACGTTGCATTGCCGGGCTGAAACGCCGTGATCGTAACGGGGCCGAGGCCTCCGGTCAGAATGCACGTCGCCCCGAATATCGAAGCCGGGCCACTCGTTACGACGTACGTGACCGCAAGCCCGGACGAAGCGGTTGCGCCGAGCGCAAACGACCCGACGGTGTTGAGCTGGTCGGCGATCGCGGGAAACGTGATCGTCTGCCCGGCCGGTGAATTGACGTTAAACGTGCGCGAGACCGGAGTCGCCGCCGCCCATGTGGAGTTCCCGGCCTGCGAGGCGGTAACCGTGACGCTGCCGCTTCCGCCGGTAAGCGTCACAATGCCGCCCAGCACGGTCGCCGGACCGGATGTTACGACGTACGTAACGGGTAATCCGCTGCTGGCGGTTGCGCCGAGCGCGAATGCCGGATCGGTCGCGAGATGATCGGGGATCACGGGAAACGTGATTGTCTGCGGTCCCGCCGGCGGCGCCGGGGCACTCACGAGAAACGTTCGGGCAACGGGCGTAGCCGCTGCATAAGTTGAGTCACCCGCCTGACTGGCAGTGATCGTGACCGATCCGGCGCCGAGCAGCGTGACCGTACCGCCTGCAGAGACGGTCGCCGGGCCTGTGACGGTGTAGGTCACTGGCAGGCCGGACGAAGCCGTTGCGGCGATGACGAACGGCGCATCGGTGGAGAGATGCGCGCCGATCGCCGGGAACGTTATCGTCTGCGCGAGAACGGTCGCAGACAAATAGAGTTCGGCGACGTATGCGCCAGATACGCTCTGATTGTGCAGAATGTTGAATCTGAAGTAACGAAACGCCGTCGTCAGTGCGGGCGTGTAGGCAGCGATAACGCCGTTGGTCCAGCTTGTCTGGCCGGTCTGCGTATCTAAGACCGTCCAGGTCGCGCCGTCCGGACTGCCGAGTAATTGCCATTCGGTCGAATTAAACCCTGCCGTAGCGCCGAGGATGCCGTAGCTTGTGACCGAATGCGCGGCGCCCAGATCGATCTGCAGCCATCCGGTCGGGGTCGTTGCATCGCCCCACGATCCGCTTGGGTTGGCGCCTGCGATATTGAACGCGCGGAACGCCTGGCTGTTCTGACTGGACGCCGAAACGACAAACGGCGGGTGACTGGTGTTTGAGGTTAAATCGTGTGGTGCGAGATCGGCGAGCGGCATAGGTTCAACCCGGGTAACGCGCGGTGTGCCCGTCGCCGGGCACTGGCGCAACCGTGTACGTGATGACCGGCCCTGCGAAAGTTACGTCAGCCGGCATCTGCCAAACGCCGTTTAAGAACAGGTTTACCGGCCCGGCCGGCGTCGTCGGCAGCGTAAAGACCGGATTCGTGCCGTCGATCGCGCCTGCCGGCACGGCCGTTACTTCGTTGTGCGCGAGCGCGGGCGGGGCCGGTCCGATCGCGCCGGGCGGTTCCGGCGCGCGCGTGGCCTGCACGAGGCCAGCACTGCTGCCGCCGCCGCCGAGCGATTCCCAGAAATCGATGTAGTCCGGACTCTGTGCGGCGTCAATCACGCGCACGGTGTAACGGTAGTGCCCGGTTTCCGTCATCGGCAGTGCGGGCTTAACCGGGACGAGCTCCGCATCGACTTCCTGCACCGCCCACGTGGTGTTCGCCAAAAACGGCGCGTGTCCCGGGTTTCCCGCATCATGCCCGGGACTCGTAATCGCGATCGTCAGAAGCTGCCCCGGCGTCAGGCCGCGGCGAAACGTCGAGAACCGGAACGTCGTCGGAATGACCTTAAAAGCTGCCAGCGTGGCCTGGGCCTCGAGAAGTCCGGACGGCGCCGACGTGTTCGACGTGTCCTGGAGGATTTGCTGGTACTTGCCGGTCCCGGTCTCGATCGCCGCTCTCGAGGCCACCAGCGCGGAGTCCTCCACCGTGATCGTGTCGCCGCCGAGGCGCGTGTATTCGATCTGCAAAAAGAAGCCGGACGGCGTGCGCGGAATGATCGGACCGACGACCAGGTTCCCGGGCGTGTAATAGACCTGTGCCGTGTTGCTGGTGCCTTCGATCGCCGCCTGTAATTCGGTCGTGTCGAAGTCCGTCGAGCCGCCGGACGTCTGCGCCGCGGACCAAGTAAAAGCGGATCCAGTCTTCGACAGTGCTGCCACGTAACCGTCGCCGGCCGATTTATTGCGCACGACCAAAGAACCGCCTGACGGTGGATCGGCGTTTACGAGCGCGTTTTCCCACGTCGGCAGGCTGAACGTGACGCCGGCGAGCGCTTCGGTCCGGTTGATCGCATCGGCGAAATTCTGGGCGGTCTGCGCTATCGTCGATCCGATCAGCACCTGCCCCCATTGCGTGTTGTCCACCGTCGCGACGAACCGATACGTCAGTTGCCCGCCCGACGTATCGAGGCCCGACGTTCCTTCGTCCTGCCAGATCACGCCGGACGCAAGTAAACCGGCTTCGTCCACCGTGAACGAACCGGCGTCGTTCCAGGCGGGTTCGGTCACGCCGGACTGCCCGGCCGTCGTGACGCGCTGTATGTGCCCGGCCGGATCGATGATCTGCTGCCCGACGGCGTACGGCGCCGATGCCGCCCAGTTGTATTGCGTTCCGCTGCCCGCGCCCGGGTAGCCGATCGTGATCGTGTCGCCCGCCGCGGGGTTCGTCGTGAACGTGCCGGTTGCGAAGTTCTGCGTATTCCTGGTCTGCCAGACGTTCGTGATTTCCTTTGGCGGTCTGAGCAGCGTTACGAATTCGGTCGCGCCGTCGCCTGCAAACAATTCCTTCGAATGCGAAAAAGCATCGGGCGAGATCCGGACGATCTGACGGTCGCGGAAATCCTGACCGTTCTGATTCCAGCCCCATGCTTCCCAGAGGCCTTCGGTACACGTCAGCGTGAACGGCGACGGATGAATGTTCGGCGCGCGGAAAAACAATTGCATGGTCGTCGGATCGACGCCCCACACGTACAGCGCGCGTTTCGCCAACTGGTCGAACAGATCCGAAATGCGGTCGTAGTCGCAGAGCAGGGAAGGGATAACGGGGCTTGTGTCGGTACCCGGAATATCGGGCGGCAGAACCGGCGAACCTGCGGCAAGCTGAAACAGATCGAGCGCGATCGCAAACGCCGTCTGACCGATGTACGCCCGCGGCGGAATTAAGATCGAATCAAAAACCTGTTCGGGCGATACGCAGTTCAGCGTTACGACCCGGTCGCCCAGATCGCCCTTCCAGGTCGTCTCTATAACGTCGATCGTGCCGACGAAGACCGGCGGCGAGCTGCCGCCCGCTGCAACCGGATCGTACAGTTTCAACAAACACCCGCGGACCGGCATGTACGTATCGCCCGCCGCTATTTCGAGCGTCATTGACGCCTGCCCGCGGTGTCGTTGCTGCAGGCTGAACGTGTGGCTGCCGCCTGCGAAGTCAATATAGCTGCTGCGATCGACCGCGCCGCCGGCTTCGTAAACGACCAGCCACGCCGCGGCGGAAATCGCCGAGACGTTGAAAGTCCGCGAGACCGGCGTGGCGGCGAGGTAGCCGGTCGTGACCGGATCGCCGCCCAAGTAACAATGGACGAAGTTGTCCGGGTTGCGGCTGGCGGGTCCGGTGAAATAGGTACCGCTTACGTTCCTTAAAAAGATGACCAGCTCCGCGCCGACTGCCGGTACGGTCGGCAGCGCAACCGGCCCGGCGCCCGCGGTCGTTCCGACGAGATCCGCACCGACAACCCCGGCGACCACTTCGCCGAAGTAGTTCGTGCTGGCAGTGCCGACCAGCGTGCCGAGCCATGCGATCGTGGCCCCGCCGAGCCCGTTAAATCGAATCTCGATCGAGCCGTTACCGTAACTGCCATCGCCGCCGCCTGACTGGTCTTCCCAGTTCAGCTCCACGATCGCGGCGCCCGACGGAACGAAGATCCCCGCGCCGTTGCTGCCCGCCTGCGAAGCCGTCACGCTGACCGTGCCGGCGCCCGTAATCGTCAGAATCGAGCCAGAGAGCGTGGCCGGGCCGGTCACGCTGTACGTGATCGGCAGGCCGGACGATGACGTTGCGGCCAGCACGATCGGCGCGTCTGTTGTCAGATGCGCCGGTATCGGCGGAAATGTTATCGTCTGTGAAACGGTTGGCATTTTAGCGCCGCGAACGGCTGCCGGCGGTCGAGAATTCCGGCGAAGCGGATTTGAGATAGCCCGCGATCGCGCGCACCACTTCACGCGTGTCGCGCGCTTCGTGGATATGGAAATTCATGGCGCCGATCGACGACGAGCTGGACGTATGCGAAGACGACGAACTGATGCCCGGCATCGTCATCGAACCGAGCATGTGATTCGGAACGATGGTCCCGGCTTCATCCGGCACCCATAACTCTTTGCCACTCTCGCCGACCCACGACGGGACGCCGATCGGAGGCCGGCCCCCCGCGGCGAACATGCCGAGCGGGTTCGGCGTTGCGTGCACCATCCATTGCGTCAAAATCTCAAGCCCGAACTGCGTAATCAGGCTGGCGATCAGCTTTTCGATCATCGCGGTGAAGATGCTGCCGAGCAGATGAACACCGATGCCCTTCAGTGCGTCTGCGACCTGCTGGCCTACGTTCTCTTTTTTCGGCCCGCCGCCCGTCAGGCCGGTCGCCAGCGCGTTACCGATCGCGCCCGGGACCGCCTGCGCAGCGCTGCGCAGCGCTGCCTGCACTTTGTACTGCAGGGTGAGCTTTTCGAGATCCTGCAGACGTTTGGTGTCCGCGGCGAATTCGGCATTCGCCCCGGCAAGCTTCAGCGCCTGGATTTCCTTTTCGATGGTGGCCGCTTTAATTAAGTGGTTCTCGTTGTCGTAATCCTTCTGTGCGATCGCCAGTTCAGCCTGCAGGCCGGCGATCTTCGCGGCCCGTGACTGCGCGTCGTACCCGGCGAGCTGCCGGGCGTATTCGACGTTCTGCGCGGCCGTGTGCGTGGACAGATCGCCGTAGGCCCGTTCGAATGCGAGCTTGTTCGCCTGCAGTCCCGCCGCCGCGGCATCGCCCTTGCCTTTCGCTTCGATCTCGCCGATCCGGACTGCCGTTTCCCGGCCGCGCTTCGCGGCAGCCAAAATGTCATCGATCTGTTTATTGACTATTGAAAGCCGTTTTTCGCCCTCTTTAACGATCTCGGCCGTGAGATCCCGCTGCCGGGTCGCCTCCGCATCGTCGAGTGCGCCAAGCGCCTTCAGGTATGCGCCCTGCAGTTCAGTTTCTTTCGCGAACTGCGCCGCGTTGAGTCCGGCTACCTCGCCCTCGGACGTCGTTCGGATGCGCTGCGCCTCAACCGGCGTCTTGCCCATCGTGTCGGCCGCGGTTCTCGCCCTCACCTGAGCGATATGCCGCGCGGTCGTGTCAAAGTCGATCTTCGACATGATGTCGCGGGTTTCGAGCGCTACCCGGACGCGCTCTGCCGCCGACGCCACGGCGCGCGATTGCGAATCCGCTATTTCGTTGATCTGCGCCTGTCTCGCCTGGTGCCCCGACTCGATCGAGATCTCGGCTATCGTGCGGGTCAGCGTTCCAAGCGCCGTATTAGCCGAAATCCGGTTCGCTATCCGGACCGCGAGCAGGCTTCCTTCGTCCTGCGCGCTCGTCTTCGCAGCCTGCGCCAATTCGTCGTCTATCTGCCTTTGTTTGACCAGGCCATCGACCTGAATGGCGTCGATCTGCTGCTGGATTGCCTTCTTTTTGTCGAGTTGCCCTTCCTCGAACATGCTGCCCGCGAACGGCACGGCCAGGATCGGATTCTTCAGGACGCGGGAACCGAGGCTCTGTGAAGCGCTGTCAAGCTGTGCGATCTGCCTTGTGAGGCGTACGACCTGCTCCGCGGCGTCTTTCGCTTCCTCGCCGATCATTTTCGCTTTTGAAAGCTGACCAGCGGCAGCGCCGAAATTGCGCGCGATCGCCGAAACGTTGATCGAATCGATGGTATGAACGAACTTTGAGAATGCGTCGTCGGTCGCTTTCGTCTGCTGCGCAAGCTCGTCTTCGGCTTCTTTGAGGCCGCTTGCTTTCCCGATCAGCTTGTCGAACGCTTCATAGAGTGCGATCGCGCCGACCAGCGGGAACGCCATTTTCAGCGCCGCGCCGAGCCCGGGGACCATCGTCAGCAGCCGTTCCGCCGCCCGGATGCCGCCCGATCCTTCGAGCACGCGCAGTGCGCCCGACGCTGCCTGAATTTCCGAGACCTCGCTGTGCAGCGCGACGGTTGCGACTTCCGCCCCGGCTGCCAAACTGACCTGAGCGCCGGCTGCTGCCGCCGCCGCCCCGGCGATCTGCGTAAGGTTCGCGGTAGCCGCCGCCAGTTCAGCCCGGTACCCGGCAACGGCCGCTATCGCTTCGGCGTTGCCCGCGACGATAAACGAGGCGAGTTGCTTTTGCGCGGACGCCAGATTTTCGGTTGCCGTTTTAACCGCGGCCTGCGCCCCGGCGATGGTCTTCGACCCGGCAGTGAACGCGGCAGCGACCCCGGCGCCGGCCTGTTGCGCCTTCGCCTGCGCTTCTGTAAAAGCAACTCCCAGCGGCCCGAGATCGCCTTCGATCGTTACCGATACGCCGCCAAGGGATTCGTTGAGCGCCATTTAGGTCAAACCTTCCATGATTGCGATTACTTCAGCTCCGCTCGCGCCCGACGCCTGTGCTGCCGCCGCGCGCGATTGCCGTTCCGAGAATTCATGGGCGTTGGCCGCAAGCCGCGCCCGTTCGGCGGGAGTGCGCTTGTGCTGCATGCTCCAGGCCTGCTGCTTGAGCGTGCGCCACGATTCGTCAGGTTGCGCTTCGGCCGAACGCTGTCGCACTGCGGAAAAGCCGGGCAGGAACATATCCGGCGTCCACATCTGCTTGTCGTTGCGCACCAAAGGACCGTTGTGCAGCGATGCCTGCAGACCGGCGTAAAGCCGCAAACCGATCTCGCGCGACTGTTCGAAGACCTTGCGCCGCGCCGCGAATTCGCGCGGAGTACTCGCCCAGAATTCCGCGCCGGTCATGCCTAACCCGTGACCCGGAGCGACGGCGAACGAATACATATCGAGCCAGTCGTCTTCGGTCAGTTGACCTCGGCCGCGATCGTCTCCGCCGGTGGCTGGTTGACTGTCAGATCCGCCTCCGGCGCCGCTTTTTTTAGGGCGTCGAGGACCGGCTGATCGATCGACGACAGCACTTCGGTGTCGAGCATTGCGTCGGCAAGGTCGAGCGGACGCGCAAAGCCGATCGACCGCCAGGCCCCGGTGACCGGATCGACCTCGCCGGCAGCGGCAGCGGCCAGCGCCAGCATCGGAATCGGACGCGCCGGATCGCCCAGCGTGAAACCCCAGATTTGAAGCTGGTACCAGGCCGAATGCGCAAATCGGAGCTGGTAGGTTTTGCCGCCCACGACGATGGTCGGATAAGCGACGGGCGAGCCCGCGGGCGTTGCTGTTGATGGCGTCATACGTGGGATTCTCTCCTTTACCTGTGCAGAGCAGCGAACCAGCGCAGACTGCGATTGTCTGCACTGGCTCGCCCTGGTGAGCCTCGCTTTTTATGTGACCGCGAACGTCTGCGGTACGGGTGTCGCCGCCGCATACGTGAGATTGCCGATCTGGGTGGCAGTGATAACGACGCTGCCGGTTGCGCCGGTCAGGGTGACCGTCGTTCCCGAAATCGTGGCCGGGCCGGACGTTACGGCGAACGTAACCGTCAAGCCGCTGCTGGCGGTGGCCGCAACCGTGAACGGCGGCGAAACCGTGGTCTTCGCACTGAGTGCGCCGAACGTGATCGTCTGCGCCGTCACACCGCCGGTCTGCGCGTCGAAGAACGTGGGCGGCCCCGTGACCTTCAAAGTGAAGTTCGACAGCAAGTCTTTTTCGAGGCCCATGTCGATCGGGAAATCGGTGATGTACGCACTGAAGAACATTCCGGCGCCGTCCGGCCATACGAGCCGGTATTGCCGGACGTCGGCGTTGACGGCGATATGGCCGAGGCCGGTGACGAACGAATGGCCTTCGAGCGTGCCGGTCAGATCGGCGCCGGGCGAAGACGGGAAGAAATGCAGGTCGGCGACGATCGTGCCGCCGTCGCGCAATGTGGGGATTCCCTGTTTCCATACCGTTCCCTGGTTGGTAACGTCGGCGTCCATGATTTTTAAGTTCCATTTCATTTGGCCCAAATTCCCAATTGGCAAATATACCGCCGGGGACGCAAGATTAAGGATCGACAAAACGCTGCCGACGGCAGCGATCCCGGCCCCTTGGGGCAAATTAATGTTAGTCAAAGTTGGCGTTGGCATTTAGTACTTTTATCCTTGTTGCCAGCCCTGCACCGGCTTAAAATAAAGACGGGCCACAACAGCGCTACCAACGCTGTGTGACCCTGACCACCGCGACTCCAGGAGAGTCACATGGCTGAACCTAAGACTACTAAGACGAAAACGTTTGAGGGACTTTTGCTCATCGATCGATTGATGAGCAAAGTCGTCGTCGATCACGCAGGTTGCTGGATCTGGACAGGTGGCCGGAGCACGCTGGGATACGGAAGGATTTCCAACACGTTGACCCATCGTGTCGCTTATGAACTCCACATCGGACCGATCCCGGCGGGGATGCACATCGATCATGTATGCCGCGTTCGACTCTGCTGCAATCCGGCCCATCTTGAGCCGGTTACTGCCGCCGAAAATCTGCGACGCCGACCAATGGGAGGCGTAACGAGCTTTGTCGTCTATCCGAGGAAACCGAGAGTGAAACCCACTCACGCCGTCCGCTGTCCGACGTGCGGTCGCATCCTTGGATTCAGCGCGCACGTATGCCCTGACATGAACGCGCCGCGCGGTCGATATAAGATCACGTCCCTTTTGGATAAATTCCTTCAAAAGATCCGCCACGATTCGGGCGGTTGCTGGATCTGGACAGATCATTTGATGAAAAACGGTTACGGCACCATAGGTTTGGGTCACGCGAGTGGTAAGAAGCCCCTCGCCCATCGCGTGGCTTACGAACTGTTCGTAGGACCAATTCCCAAAGGTCTCGTCCTTGACCATCTCTGCCGCGTTCGGTCGTGCGTAAATCCGGCACATCTTGAACCCGTCACGCAAGCTGAAAACCAGCGACGGGGGCACGGCGGAAGTTCTCGGGTCATCCCATTCCGCGAAACAACGCAATTCGCCGGGATGCAGGCTCACTTCAAAGCGATCACCCATTGCATTCACGGGCACGCTTTCGACGAAGCGAATACGATCATCCACCGGAATGGAACCCGTCACTGCAGGGAATGCAATAAGAGGCGAACGCGAGAGTACAACGCCAAGAAAAAAGCCGAGCGCGAGTCTCATTAGTTCAGATCCTCGCGGACCCAGCAGCGCCAGTCCTGCATCGTCACGTACGCTGCCGGACTCAGCAGCGCGAGCATGTCGGCGCGTTCGTTCAGTAAGAAATTCGGCGCATGCACCGACGGGAAGTCGCCCGCGTCCGTCAGGTCGATGGTCCCCATGAAGTCGGCGACGTGCGACGCCACGATGCGCGCCCGTTCGGCCGAATAGTCCACGACATTGATCTGCAGCCGAACCTGCGACAGCGGCGTAATTCCGCCCTGGTTGTACATGCGAATCGTCGAAATCCGCTGGACGGTAATGCAGGTCTTGTTATCGGACGGCGCCCCGATCTGACCCTGTGCGAGCTGCATATCGAACCAGAGAAACGGCGCCGTGCCCAGATCGGCCTGCAGCGTGGCGTCGGCCATCGCCAGCGTCCGCAGCTTTTTCTCACAAGACGTCGTCATTCGCGCGCCCCGTTTCCGGCCTGCAGTTCGTCGAGGATCCGCGCGAGATCGGCGTAGAGATCGAGCAGACGCTGCAGCAGCCGCTTCACGTGCTCACCGTTTCCGGCCGATCGAGCGCCGGATCCCACGCGCATTGACTGCCCGCGGCGTCGTAACACCAGCGCGCGGTCTGTAGCCGGACATCGACGTGAATGTAGTTCTGGTAGACCGCTACGCCGATGCCGCCGTGAAGGAATGCCGTTACGAGCCGCGCGGCATCGTACATCTGACGCGCCGACATGCCTGAGATCCGGATGTCGGCTGCCGTGCCGCGCGTGTGTTGCGAGTTCGCCGCGCCGCCGACTTCGGCATTGTGCGCCGCGCAGCGGTAGGCGCTATCGACGAAGATCGGAACGCCGCCGGCAACCAGTCGAAGGTCTTCGAGCGCGTCGAGCAGCGCGGGCGTGCAAAGGTTCATGCCGCCGCAGTGCGGGCAATCGCGGCCGTCTGCCGTATGGCAGCGCAGTTCGCGGTAGCTGAAATGCGCGGACGTGTTGTCGGGTTTCTTCGCCATCAGCTTTGCCATCAGATGCCCCTCAGCCGGACCGCGATACGCGTCATCTGACCCTGACTATCCGACTCTGCCCCGAGGACATCAAAATCAATATCGTCGATTTCCACAATCCAGCCGTTCGATACGCCGCCCTCGATCTCCGGGTAGTACGCGTTCAGCAGAACGTGCCGCGGCGCCGACGCCATCACGTCTTTCAGCCCCTGCATTTCGCTCGCTAAAATGCGCGCCTCGCCCATCGGCATCGACATGCACGGGATCGCCTGATGGTTCGGTACCGGGGCGAACGTCCCCGACGGCTGCCCGCCGTCCGTAAGCAGCCCGTCCGGAGCGGAAAACGACGCCAGGCTCACGAACAGGCCGGTTGCCAGCGCCCGCCGCATCACGTCCTCGATGCCCATGCCGCGCGCCTGATTCATCGCGCCGCCGCCTTCGCGCGCGCGAGCTGCCGGTTAACGAGCTTCAGCTGCGCTTCGAGCAGCCGGATCGCGCGCCGGACCACAATAGAACCGCCGTTCCGGTGTATCATAGTGCGCCCTGCTTCTGCGCCTGCGAGAACCAGCGTTCACGGAACGACCAGGCGTTGGGGACTTGCTCCACCATCACGAATCCGCAGTTATCGTCCTGCTCGCGATAGGCAGCAGCCTGTGCCTTCATGTCGGCGATCTTCGCGGGGCTGAGGCTGACATCTAAGAGTTTCGTGACGTTGCTGAGGCGCGCATAATTGCTGGCCAGCGAATCGAGCAGCAGCGCCGCCACGCGCAGCGGGGAGATAGGCAGGTTGCGGCCTGGAATGATGGCCCGCTGGATTTCGACCGCGCCGGCTATTTCTTCGTCCTGAAAAATCGGTGCGGACTGATCTGTATCGGGGATCAACAGACGCACGGCGTCCCGCATGGGATCCCATGAGGGCGGCGTCGAGGTTGGTCCGTAGGTGAACATCAGCGGTTCACCACGCGATGACGCACGGCTCCCGTGGCGCCGCCGGTCGGCGAAAGTATGGCAGTAACGATCGATGTCAGATTGGCCGCACTGGTTCTCGATCCTGTGAAGCTGTAGCTTCCGGCTGTAGGGCGCGCGGCGCCAAAAACGTAGGCCGGCCAGTAAGCGTTCGTAACCCGCAAGGTATTCGCCGCGCTGGTTATAGTGCCGCATCCACACGAAAACGCCGCTACGATCTGACTTCCGTCTGTCGTGGTTGTCACCGAAACCGAGGGAGACGTGTTGGTCCCGACAAGCAGCGCACTGGTCGAGAATAGCCCCGACACCACGCCCGTATACGAGACCGCTGCGCCGGCGGCGAAACCGCCGGTCACGACGACGTTGTGCGCGCCGGTTGCCGGCGCCAGAAGCATGTACAGGGCAGTGGCCATATCACCGCCTGCCACACCCTGCTTAACCCCGAGCAAAGGAACGGAGACGCCGTTATAGGTAACCGTTTCAGATAGCGACGGACCCTGGCCCCATACACTAACGAGCAGAACGAGGTTCGTCCCGGTGCATGTATGACTCCACGTGGTACTGGTGCTGCCTGTGTTAGCCGCCCCCGAACTTGCATCGAACGCGATCGCGCCCCACGCCTGCGCAGCGATCAGCAGCGCCAGTGCGAGAGCCTTACGGAACATGCGACCCACCTGCTGCCTGCGTGGATGCAATCGTCGCCTGTGCGGTCGCGATCGTTGCATTCGCCGATGCGATCGTCGCCGCCGGATACGACAGCATCGAATTCCGCACGGCGTCGAGCACTAAATTTGCGATGAATTCGCCATAGAGGCCTGAGCGCAGCGAGAGGACCGGAACGCTGATAAGATGCGCTGCGGCAGTCGAACCGACCTGGCCGCGAACGACCGTTACGTCGTTGACCGAGACGGACGCCACGCCTGCAATTTCCGTCTCGATTTTGAGGCCCATGCCAGCCGTGATTCCAGCGGCAGATGTCAGGTGCAGAACCGTATCGGCGGCCGTTGCCGCCACGGCGAGCGTGGTCGGCGGGGGTCCGGCGATGATGTTCTGAATCGCTGACGTGATCGAGGTAACGGCATCGGCCGAAAGCGAAACCGTAACGGTCGGCTCGCTGCCGACCTTGATCGGAAAGGACGTTTGCGCAAAACCGGACAGCGCGAACGCGAAAAGCAGAATAAGCCGTTTCATCAGTAGGTCCCCACGATCTTGACGATCAGATATTTCGCCGCCCCGCCTGCCGTTGTAATGCTCACGTCGATCGAGCAGGGCGTGCTCGAACAGGTCGCCGATCCCGACCCCGAGAACGTATGAACCGTCGGGGTAGTAGCCAGCGTGCCCGCTGCCCAGACGCCCGTCCCGCACGTCAGTGCGCCCGTGATTAGACTTGTTCCCGTGCCTCCGGTCAGAATGGGCGTAACGGTGGGTGAGCCTGCATCGGCATAGCAGGCGACGCCCGTGATAATCCAGTCCACGCCCGAATCGTTGTCACAGGCGCGCGGACTGTCGTTATCGTCTGCGAGTACGGACGAAGCTGCACCCGGGTCGCCCACTGTAACGACGCATGATTTCGTTTTGTACTGCGCGGCAGTCGTGCCCGAGGGCGTGGCGCAGCCGGTTGCATTGCCGTTCGCCAGCACGCCGGTCGGAACCTGCCCGCCGCTGCAAAGCGACGGGGTAGCGGCGAGCGCAGTCGCCGTGGCGGCCAGACCCGTCGTTGACTGATTGAGTGTCGGAAAATCGCCGACGACGGCGATAACCGGCGCCCCGGTCCCGGTCGTGTTGCGAAGAATACCGGTCGAGAGACCGGACAAAGCGACGCCGTTTACCTTCGCCACCACTGTAGCGCCCTGCGTTCCGGTCACATCGCCCGCAAGCGAACCGGTGAACGATCCCGCGCTGCTGGTAGTTGCCTGGTTCAGCGTCGGAAAATCGCCCGCTACCGCGATCGTATGCGCGCCGGTTCCGGTCGTGCTTTTGAGAATTCCGGTTCCAAGTCCCGAGGTAGCCGGACCATAATCCGTTCCCGATGCCGCGATCGTATGCGCGCCGGTTGTCGTGGTGCTTTTGAGAATTCCGGTTGCGAGACCGGAAGTCGGCGGGCCGTAGTCCGTGCCCGATGCCGCGATCGAAGGAACGCCCGTCGTCGTCGTGTTCTTCAGCAGACCGGTCGCGAGTCCGGCCAGTGAAACGCCGTTCAGCTTCACGACGGTCGCCGCCACTGAACCCGACCCGGAAGCCGTCACGTCGCCGGTCAAAGCACTGATACTGCCACCGCTGGCCACGGTACAGCTTTCGGCGTTGCCCGATGCATCGACGCCTAACGGATAGCTTCCGGCCGGGCAGTTCGTACCGTTGGCGGCGAGCGCAGTCGCCGTGGCGGCCAGACCCGTCGTTGACTGATTGAGTGTCGGAAAATTCGCTGCGATCGCAATCGCCGGAACGCCGCCCGTCGTGTACACGATGCCCGTACCTGCCGGCGCCGGACCCGCGGGGCCTTGTGAGCCGGTAGCCCCGGCCGTTCCGGGCGTCCCGGCCGTGCCCGTCGAACCCGTTGCGCCCGCCGTACCTGCGACGCCCTGCGGACCGGTAGGTCCGGCTGGTCCCGCTACCGTGCTATCTGCGCCTGCCGGACCGGTTGCCCCGGCAGCACCCGCGCTGCCTGTGGCGCCTGCACTGCCTGCGATGCCTTGCGGACCTGTCGGACCTGCAGCGCCTGCCGAACCCGCGGGCCCGGGCACAGTACTGGCTGCGCCGGCCGGACCGGTAGGCCCTGCCGCGCCTGCACTGCCCGCTGAACCGGTTGGTCCTGCTGCGCCGTCCGCGCCGTTCGGGCCTGCCGGCCCGGTAAGGCCGATAGGACCGGTGGCGCCTGCCGCACCCGCGCTGCCCGTCGCACCTGCACTGCCTGCGATGCCTGCGATACCTTGCGGGCCCGTCGGCCCTGCAGGCCCGGTCGGACCCGCGCCGAGAGTCGCAGCCAGCGCTGCTACCAGATCAGGCTGATTGGTAATCAGCCCGGTCAGATTTCCCCACGCCAGACTGGACGCGGGCGGCGTGTTAGCCGGCGCGTACGTAAAGCCGTTCCAGACGACCGATTGACCGGGCGTGGCGCCGCCGCTTGCGATCTGCGACAGCGAAATTACCGATGCCGGCGCAACGGCCGGCGTCGCCGTCTCGATCGCCTGCACGACGTACGGCCCGCCAGCGGGCACGGTCCACGTCCTTTTATATGTGCTGGTCCCGCCTGCCGGCGACGCGATCCGGACGGTGTAGGCCACAGCGTACGTTCCGGGCACGAGGCACGTCGTAAACGCGCCGGCTAGGGGTGAGATCCGGACGGCCGACTGCGTCGGCCCGCCCGGTGGCGTGTAGCTGAGAGTGACGTCGATGTAGCTGCCGGAATACGGCGGCGTGTTGAGTGCGATCAGCGAAGGGGTCCCAAGTTGGTATATGGGACCTTGCACGACGGTGCAGACCGGCTGGCCGCTTACGAGCGCGGCAGCGAAGGCCGCGAGGATGAGTAAGCGACGCAGCATAGCGGGTCGGTGCGGTTTAGCTGACGCCCTGTCCGGTGCTGCTGACGGTCGTGTGTCCGTCGATTTGCTTTCCGCCGTAAACTGTCAACGATTTCAATTCCTGCGACATCGTGTAGAAATCGCCGAGCGAAGCGTCGAGCCCGCCGCCCGCGCGCATCGTGTTCGGGGCTTTCGCGTATATTTGCGGCGTTTCGAAGCCGCGAAGGAATCCGAACTCCATCGCCGGCCGGTCGGCCGAGCCCGGATCGAGCGTGATGCCCCACATCGTGTCCCGCACGCCCGCCGTGGTGCACACGATGCGGAGAAACGGGTTCATGATAGGGACCAGATTTTGCACGACCCAGTTGTTGGTCTGGACAAATTGCGTGGGGAAGCCGAGCGCGTTGCCCTGGCCGCCCGCGGTCTGCAGTTGCACGGTAAGCATGTGCAGCAGGTTCTGCGCTGTCGCAAGCAGTGCGGGGCCATACCATAAATACATTTTTCCGGTCAGCACGATCGGGAAACCGTCTGAATCGACCATGCGCGCGAGCACGGTAAGCGCATCGGCGAGACCCTGCGTCGTCAACTTCGGGTTATCGACCGAGGCCCCGTTCGCGATCAGGATCTGATTCGTGAACGCCGTTTTATAAAGCAGCGCGTTCGGCCCGTTCACGTCCACGTAGAGGCCGGTGCGGAACATTTCGATCCCGCGGGTCGCGCCGACGACCAGCCGGTTCGCCAGATCCGTGAAGGCGCCCAGATCGTCGTTTATCATCGCTTCCCAGACGACCCGGGTAAACGACTCGTATTTCTGCGGCGCGTACTGAATGACGGGCTGCTGGGCGATGACAACTTCCTTCGGCTGTGCGCCGGGCGCCACCGCTTCGGGCGGTTTCGTGGCGCCGTCGATCATGTAGCGCGAAACGTTCCTGAAGTCTTTCAGCGGGTGATTGCGCTGCATCGGGGCCGAAACGGACGGCGTTGCCGTGAACATGCCGTACATCAGCCTGTCGAGCACGTCGAGGTTCAGCATGCTGAAATCGCTCACGCTCATACCGCCGACCGGCGCCTCGCGCAGATTTATCAGCCCGGGATAGCGGCGCGCGATTTCGATGACGGCGAACTCCTGGGTCGGGTTGAACGCCTCGCGCAGCAGCATCGGATCGCAGCGCCCGCCCGCGACATCGCAGATCAGGCGCGCGGCTTCGAGCACGCGCGCATTGTGACGCCCCTGATGCGCGGCCCGGCGTTCGGCGAAGCCGTCGCCCAAATCGATGCCGGTCGCGAAGTCGTACGGGGTGATGCTTTCAGTAATGGTTGGTCGCATTTTGTTTTCGTCTCTGTGTGCCGGGTCTCTGGTTGAGTGGTCTTTATACCGACTGATTCAGCCGGACCATTGCGGTCGGGTTCGTGACGCCGATGAGAATTTTGGCGTCGAAGAGGGCGCCGAAAGGCACGCCGGTGTTGACGCTGCTGATCGTCAGAGCGGTGGTAACGTTGGTCGGAACGTCCAGCGTTCCGGCTGCATAGACTTTGGCGCCGACGCCGAGCGCGGCGGTTGCCGTGACCGGCAGATAGTACACGCCTTCAAAGGCGAAGACCGTGCCGCCCGTATTCGGGTTGTACGCGTCGATCGCTACGGCCGGCATGGCGCCGATCAAAACGGGCATACCCGCTGTCACAGTTACGGGACACGGGAAAAACCCGACGTCAGAATCCGGAAATGCCTGGTTTCGCATGTTATGCCGCCCGTCCTTTCGCCGCGGCTGCCGCGGCTTCCTTCGACATCCCGAACGATTCGAAGACCTTCACGGCTTCGTCGTTCTCGCGCTTGTTTTTCAGGTCGGCTTCGGCCCGCTGCGCTTCGGTCAGTTCGACTGCGCCCGGGGCCGCGCCCATACCTCGCACCTGGCCGGAAGCGCCGAACGACGCCACGTAGGCCCCTTCGCGCTTCGCTTCGGCGGTGACGGCTTCGGTAAAGACCACTCGATCGAGTTCGCCGTCCTTCTCGGGAACCGAGTTCAGGCACGTTTCGATTACCCGGAGCTTTGCCGCTTCGGCCAGCGTGCAGTCCTTCAGGATCGTTCCGGCCAGCTTTTCGGCGTCGCCGCGGATCACGCGTTTGCGCAGCCAGGCGTTATTCGCCGTGGCTTCGCTCAGTTGAGTTTTTTCCTGCTCTGTCATACCTTGCTCCTGTGCAGCCGGTGCTGCGATGCGTTGCGCTTCGTTGAGAATGAGCCCGCCCGCGCCGGCGCGCGTTACGACGTCCACGGATTCGGCACTGGTGAGAGCCGCCAGGATCGGTACGCCGTCCTGCAGTTTGGGCTGTCCGGCTTCCATAACCGCGCTGCCGTTCGCCCGGATCGACATTCCGCTATAGGCCGACTTTTCCCGGATCAGCGGCGCGTGTTCGCTCGTGAAGAGTGCCGTCGCATAGAGGCCGGCGCCGTGCTTCGCGCTCTCTTTCCAGTAGGCATCGGAATTGAGCGCGCCCGCGAGCTTGTGCCAGTCGCCCTCCGGACGTGCCGCTTCCTCTGCCCGGGTCGCGTGATTGATGTAAATCTGGGTGTTCTTGAGGAAGCATTTCGGCCCGTCGCGCTTCAGGACTTCAGCCGGGTAGAACGCCGAGGATCCCTTGCCGGGTGCGATCAGCTTGATTTCCATCTCGACCGAACCGCCTGCCGCTTCGAGCAGTTCGATCGTGTCCTCACGCCATGCGGTCGATTCGATCAGCTTCAATGAACCGGACGCCGGCGGCGCCGCGGCTTCGGCCATCTTACAGTTCGCGCCTAATTTACTGGCGTTGTCGTGGATCGCCTGGATTTGCGCGAGATCGCGCTTGGAATTCCGCGCGCCGGCTTCCGTGACCGCCGTATCTCCCTGGACTTCGTATGTGGTCAAAGGCGCAACAGCGACCGCTTTTGTGGTGTCAATTTTGCAACTGGCGCCGGTGATCGTGTAGGGAGCTTTCTTCAGATCGTCGTTGTAGCTGTAGACGACATCGCCGCCCGTATCATCGCCGAAGATGTCCACTACGTATGCGTACGAGTAGGAATAGCCGTAGCCGGAACCGGTTTTAAAGGCGTCCGTGAGCGCGGACGTGATGCGCGTACGGATGTCCGATTGAGACATCGCCGTCGCCGCTTCCTGCAATTTGGCGGCGACGGCGAGGAATCCAGGTGAAAGGGCCATCTGAACCGAACCGTAACCCGAATCCGCTCAATGACGTTAGGAAAGGCACAACAAATTGAGTAAATTGAGAATAAGTGACCACCGCCGTTGTAGCCACCACGTGCTCGAAATGCGACGGGAAGCTGGATTCAACCGGCTTCCCGCACTGGTGCAAGGCCTGCCGCGCCAAATATAAAAGGGATTACGAAGCGCTGCGCGGCGAGATGTCGGAAACCCGCGGTTACGCTGCCGGCGTTTCGGCCATGCGCGAGTTCTTAGCCGTGAATTTCGAAGGATACTCGCCGACGACGCTTTTCTCCGGGCCTCAGATCGGGCATATCATCCGCCACTGCGCCGAGCCCGCCGCGCCCTGACGCCCCCGCGAGGATCAGCCATGATCCCGAAGCGCCTCAAACAGCAGGGTACGCGAACGTGCGGCCAGGTCTGTGTGGCGATGGCGGTCGGAGCAACCGAAATGGAAGTCTGCGACGTGCTCGACTGCTGTATCGGCACGGACGTCGCGCAGCTGCGCCGCGCTCTCGCGCACTACGGAGTAACGTACGAGCGGCGCATGCAGCGGCCGACGAAAGCGGATCCGCTTTGCCTCCGGTTCCCGCGCGCGATCCTCTGGACCACGATGCGGCGCAAGCCGGAAGCGATCGACAACCCGCACTGCATGTTGAGCTGGGACGGGAAGATATACGATCCGGGTGGCTGGTGGCCCGGATGCGCGCGCGGTTCGCGCATCACGTCCGCGCTGGTCCTGACGGGCCGCGAGGGTCTTCGCTGGTAGGTTGGGCTGGTGATATTCTCGGATTAATCGCTGCTGGAAACGCATGTTGTGCGGGCCGGAAATCCGAGGGGAGTTCCGGCCCGTTCGTCGTTTTAGTTTGTCTGCGACGGCGACGGCGCCGCGGCTTCCGTGACGTCGTACCCGCGTTCGGCGGCGGCGTCCATCAGATCGGCCAGCCGTTTGGACTTCACGAGAAACAGTTCGACGGCCCCGCCTTCGAACCGGAACGTGCGGCGTGAGTACGCCGCCGGCCGGACGCTGTACACATCGCCGATCATGCGGATCAGTTCGCGGCCGAGCTTCAGGCACTCCTGATCTTCCGGCGTCATACGGGTGTTAAAGTTACATGGACTGAAGGCGACCCGCGGCCTCATTGAAGAATCGCCGTCTGGGCAATTGATTCCGCCCGTCTGTTTTATTTCCGCGCTTGCCTTCGGTCGCACGTTACGCCGCCTTCGCCCCCGCGCCAGCTTTCAGATCTATTGAGCAGTAACAGCCGGGGTGGCTTACCGGAATCAGATCACCCGATGAGAATGAGTCCTCAAGCGGTATCCATCCTTCCGATTCGTTGGCGAGACAAGTTTCGCACGGCTTGGGACCCATCGCAACTCCAGGACTTGAGTTCAAAGTTGAGGTCTTTTCCGAGCTGCAGCCGCCCCGCATTGTACGCCGAGTTCATGGCCGTTTGACTCACCAGTTCGGCCCGGCCTTCGGCCATGTCGCCGAACTCGTCTTTGACTGCGTCGACCAGCCCGTCAAAGTCCGCGCCGGCTTCATAAGCATCGGCCAGCGCGCCCTGCAGCCGCTTCACCGTCGTACCACTCAATTGAGTGGTCAACTCCTCGAGGCCCCGGCCCCGGAGGTACGCCGCCGTCACGTCGGCCGAAACCGTTCGTTCGGCGATCTCGAGGTCGCCCGCCAGCGTGTCGTACCCGGCCGTCACGGCTGCCGTAAGGGCGGCGGCGTAGTCGGCCGACATCGCCACCGTAACACCGTCCGGCAGTTCGTAACCGTCCGGCAGCGCGGCCAGGATTGCGGTTCTCGCGTCATCGGCCGAGGCCTCGCGCAAGCGCCGGACGTGGTCGGCTGACATCAGATATTCAAGGTGCGACCCGTCCCGGTACGCTTCCCCGACGACGTTCGGGTTGCCCGTCGCAACGATGCGCAGCGCCGGTTCCAGTTCCTTCAGTAGTAGCGATTTCTGACGCCGGAAGAACCGACCGAGAACGGCTTTCGCGGAGCTCCGGATCGGATCGAGCACGGCGACGTGCTTCGGGTGTTTCAGCGATTCGCGGTACTCGGATTCGAGTACGTCGGCGAAGTCGTTCAGGGCTGCCGCGAAGGCGTCAGCGGGTGTCACGCCGCCAGCTTCGCGCGTTCGACTTCGACCAGCCGCATAAACTCCACGCGTTCGTCTTCCGACAGCGCTTCGCGGACAAACGAGGCGACGCCGTTGAAGATCCGGACGGCGCGCGGATCGTCGATGTCGAACTCGAAAGAAAGGGAAATGCGGGCGCGCTTCTTATGCTTCGTTTTGATGGTTTTGACGGACAGGTTCGTCGGCATGCGATCCATCTTACGCCGCTTTCCAGGCCCCTGCCGGGGCCTTGCGCGCGATCCGCACGCCGCACTTCCGGCACGTGTTCCGGATTCGTTCGCCTTCGCCGCCGTGCCGGGCCGGGGCATGCGCGCACGCTTTCTGCAGTTCGTCCGCGCGGGGCGGCGGGCCGTGGACGCGGTCGAAGTCGTCGCGCCCGCACCACTTGCCGACGATCTCCGTTGTGCTTTGCGGCAGCGCCACGGTGGCCGCGTCGCAGATCGGCGTCCGGTCTACGCAGTGCGTCCAGCCGCCTTCAGAATCCGCGTGAACTTCGCGGCTGCAGACCGAGCAGATCGCTAGCCCGTAGCTCACGCGGCCTCAAACAGCGCGAGCGCCGCCCGCACCCGGGCAGCGGCTTCGGCGACCTTCGCCGGAACGGCTTTACGCGCGCCGGGTACCGGCGGAACCGGCGCAACCGGTGCAGCGCCGGGCAACGCGGGTTGCACGGGTGGATCCGGCTTGATACGTAGCGGGTCGTAAGCGTCCGGGCCGTCCGACGGATACATCAGCTCCGTGATCGCGTCCGCGTCTTCGAACCCGAGCAGATCGCAGAGGCGCCTGACCAGCTCCTTTTCGTCGATGCCGCACACCGTCCCCGCCGTATTTCCCAGCGTTCCGGCCTCGACGGTCGCCGAGACCAGCGCCGCAATATCGCCTTCGAGGATGGCCGGAAAATTGATGTTCACTTCGATGACGTTCGGCTTCGGCGGCGTCTTTCCTTTCGCCCGCTGCGCCTCCGTCAAGTAGACTTGACGACCGTCCGGCCTTCGAATCCGCGCGGCTTCGCGGATCACGACGTCTTTCGCGGCGACCTTCCGCCGTTCCAGCGCTTCGCGCAGCTGGCCCGACGGGGCGCCCTTCGAGACCGACAGCACGTAAGTGGCGATGGTCGCGAGGATTTCGCGCCATGCTTCCTGCTTGTGTAAAAAGCCTAATTCCGTGGGCCTGTCCAAAGTCGTCGCCGTGGCAAGGTTCGCGGTTTCGAGATCGCCTAAGAACGTGGGCGGCACGCCGATGACGATCGCGCACATCGCCTTGAACTCTTTGACCTCGGCCGGATCGTCCGACTTGCCCCTCTGCACGAACGCGGCGACGGCCGTGCCGGGCCCGGCCGCGAACGTGGATCCGGAAATCGCCGGCGGATTCGTTTCACCGCCGCCGAGGCCCGGCGCGTTCGGTCCGACGGTAGTTCCTAAAAGCTGATTCACCTGCGCCAGGCCCTGCTGGCCCCCCGTGGTGGTGACCGTCAGCGCAATCTGCGATAGCGCCTGTTTGACGGTGGCGCACGCTTCCAAAAACTTCCGCGCGGCTTTGGCCCAATCTAAGGCGGGGTAAACGACCGGGCAGCCGAACGTCCACTGACCGACTGAACCGTAGCGGCGGTGCAGCACGGGATGCGCCCAATCGACATCGATGCCGTTGATCTTCGGCGGTTTGAATTCCGGATCGTAGCCAAGCGCCGGATACCAAAGCTCGCGCGTGCGGGTCGCCGTCTGCCCGGTCGCTTCGTTGAACTCGCGCGCCGTCCACGCGCGCCGGTAGTACCAGGGTTTTTCGACGTCTTCGGGGTCGCAAACGATGTCCTGCATTTCGGTCGCATCGATCAGCCGGATTGAAACGAGTCCAGTCGAATCGGTGTCAGGAAAGAATGCAAAGAACAGGTTGCCATCGTAGTTGGTGCGCTTCTGATGTTCGGACAGCGCCACCTGGCCGAGCACGGAATTGTTGCGCACCTGGAATTCCTGCAGCACGGCGTTCGCGTCCGGATCCGGCGATGAGATCTCGACGCCGCGGCCGAAGACGTAGCACGCGTCTACATCGATCAGCCGGCGGATGATCGGGTTTTTGATGTAATACAGCCGCGAAATCAGGATGATCTGCTGAATGCCCCACCTGCTGAATTCGAGCCACGACCAGTTGATCTCGCGCCGCCATTCGGCGTTGTCGAGCATCAACTCTAATTCGCCGAACCCGCCGCCCGAGGTCAGTGCTTCGGCCACGCGCAGCGGGCCCCGCTGGTTAGTCGAGGTACGGGCCTCCGCCACCAGCCAGGGCCCGGCGCCGGCCATCTGACGCGCTTCTACCAGTTCGTGAGCGCGTTCTATGGCATCTGAGCGAAACGACTGCTCGCGCGCCCCGGCGATCGCCAGCTCCTGCGTCAGCGTGCGGATGGCTTCCGCCATCGCCGCCGCCTTGCGGGCTTCCGCTTCCCGGCGTCCGGCTTCGGCGAACGCGGCGGCGAGCTGCGCCGGCGCCGATGGCCCGCGGCCGAGCAGCCTCGCCATCATTGAATTGATCGACTGGTTCATTCCTGGTTCATTCGCTCATCTACGCCCGAGTCTGACAGGTTCAGCCAGACTAAGCTAGATGGCTTCCGCGCCCGCGCCTTCCGTTCGTCCAGTGCTCGCGCACTGGCGGGCGACCCGTCGCGCGCTCGAAAAGCTCATGGAACTGTATGCCGATGATCCGGAAACGGCGGCGATCCTGACGCCGTTTTCCGCGATCGCGGAGCTGATCGACCTGCTGGACGCGCTGCTGCAGAAATTCGGAACGCTGACGGAGGATTAAGCCTAGACTCAAGGCATGACACCCGAAGCGCCCGTGACGCCCGCGAAAGTTCTCGTGCTGATTCCGGCTACCGCCGCTATCGTGCCGGTCCCGCCCGCAGTGCATAAGCATTTTTTCAATCTCGGTCAGTTCATGGGCTTGGGTATGCTCGCGCTGCTGGCATACCATCAGCAGGACGTCGCGCCGGACGGCGCCGCCGTGCTGCTGAATCCGGCCGTCGCCTCGCCGTATCTGCAGGGAATCATGAGCCTGTTTCCGCCGCCTGCGGAGTAAACGGCATGAACTTCAAAGCGTCGTCCAAATTCACCCCGCGCGATATCGTGCAGGCGCAAGCCGCCATCATCCCGCGCGTCGTCGCCGCCGTAACCGAAGGCTGCGCGGCCGTCGTGGCGGAGGCCCAGATCCTTTGCCCCGTCGAGTCGGGCGCGCTGCGCGATTCGATCGGTTCGTCGGTCGAGCTGGTCGGCCAGGTAGTGCAGGGCAGCGTAACGGCAGCGCAGCCCTACGCTGTTTTTGTCGAGTATGGCACCGGCGTACGTGGGGCTGGATCCCCTGGAGCCGGAGCTGGGCCGTACTCGCCCACTCACCCAGGTGCAGCGTCTCAGCCATTCCTCCGACCAGCCATCGATTCCTCCCGCCCTGCTATCCGTGAAGCGTTTAAGAATCAAGGGTTCAAGGTTTGATCGTCACCAGCTTGCCGTTGATACGTTTCCGACGTCCGCGCCTTTTAAGTTCCTGAATTGGGCGACAGGCGGCGTTGGTCAGGGTCGCGTCGGTGCTCTAACACCGGTGTGGCCCGCCTCTGTATTTTACCAGTTTTCGGCGTGTTTTTATGGTTTTTTCGACCCCCGCGCGGTAAACTCGTCTCCAATTGTGCAAAGGCATCTGCACAATTCCGGAGATTGCATTCTTTCGACCGTCGCTTGTGTGGTCCCTCTCAGGTTCACTCACGCTTTCCAAACGGCGAACGGCAGCAGAGATGCTGCCGCATGGCTATGGTTAACTCCGGCAAAGTCTTAGCTCTCCTGCTCGCTGCCGCAACTGCCGCACCTGCCGCAACCACCGTCACAATCCAGTTGCTTTCGCCCGGCCTTGCCGACGTCCGCGGGTTCAACGCCGGACCGGTCAACATCACGATCGACGGCCGGGTGGCCACCGCGCTGTCGTACGATCTCTATCGCCGGAACAAAGTCGGCGACACGTGGCACGCTCAGGATCTGAGCCTCGACGAGATCCAGTACGTCGGGCAGTTCATCGTGCTGCCGGATTCGTGGGACAAATATGTCATGATCGGCTATCTCGCGACCTTACAGCCAGCCACGCGTCAACTGCTGGTTGACCGGCAGCGGGCCATGTGGTCTTTGTTCGCGCCCGGCATTTTCGCCGTGTCGCCCGCCATGGAGGCGTACCTGACGGACGCCCTCGCGCACGTAAGCACGTTCGATACGAGCCGGGTGCACTATTACGAAATGCCGAACGGGAAAGGGCAGGGACTTGTCGTCGTCGATCCGCCGCCGCCGCTACTCGGAGAGCGGAATCGGCGTGAATTTGCGCGGCCCCGACTGCGTCTGCAGGCAGCACTCGTCGATGTCGGGCTTGAGCATGAACGGGGCGAGCGCGGCTTTCGTCACGCTGGCGACCAACAGAAACACGGCCGCGCCGAGCTTCTTCCGGACCGTCGGCACGTCAGGCGTCATTTCCCAGCCGCACGCCGAAATACGCAGCTTGTGCCGTTCGCCTTTAACCGTGTATTCGGCTTCCGGGTCGGCGTTATCGAGCAGCATTTTCATCTGTTCGTGCGCCTTGCGGAAACGCGCTTCGGTTGGCGCAAACGCGGCGCGCAGCGCCAGCAGGTCGCAGTAATCGTCGATGGTTTGCGCGGGAATGGCGATCAGTTTTGAGGCATTGATGGCGGTAGCCATTTACTACCAGTGTAGGGTGTTCCGGTCAGAAACGAAACGAGCGGTTTCAGTGTAAAGTTAGCGACCTTGCCTGAAACCGCCCGCCGGGTTTGCTTCTGCAAATTTGAGGAAGTGCAGGTTGCCCCACGATCATACGGCGGCGCTGTGCGAAACGGCAAGCGGAAAACGTACCGGAACTATCACCACAGAAAGTCTTCCGGTGTAAGCGACTGAGCGAAAGCTATGCACTCCTTTCGGATGTCGCGCAGCAGTTGGAGGTCTTCGGCTGTCGGTTCAGGGCCGGGACTCAGATTGGCCAGGAGGCGTTCGTAGTAGCTCACGCCGCCGTAAAATCCCATTTGCATCAAAAGGACGACGCCGGGGGGCGGGTTGTTTTTTATCACGCGCTGCCGGAACTTGTCCCACTCTGCGAAGACCACGCCGCGCGGATATTTCTGATTACTCATCGTCGCGCGCCCGTCAGCTTCCGGAGTTCGGCCAGCGCGTGTTCGCTTATCCGCTGCGCCCGCCTCGCGCGAAGCATCGCCCGCAACGTCGCCACGGCAAGGGCGAAGGTCAACCCGGACGCGATCAGACTGATCGAAATCAGCACCCGCATTCGCCCGATCCTACCGCATCGCATGCCCGGCGCCGGGCGTGGGACTTAGGGCGTGCCCACTCTTACGGCCGGTTCGCGCCACCGAACCCGGGCACCGCGGCGCCGTACATGAGTGTATGGTCTACCCTACATCAGATCGGGCTGATCTGATAGCGCGCGTCGAAGCCGATCGTCAGCTTTTCCTCGGCCGGATCGCGCGCCGTGCCGTCGAACCACGTCACGGCATACCTGGCGCAATCCGCGCAGTCATCATCCTTTTTGACCGGCTCGTCTTTCGGCCGGCCTTCGGTCACGCTTTTCGCCCACACGTACGAATCGATCTCTTCCTCAAGACACGTCGGCCGGTGCGCTTCGACCAGCGCCTCGTCGCGCGAAACGAGCGAATCGCGCAGCACGAATAACCGCGGCTTCCCGTCGCCGGCAGGGCGCAGCCGGGCCTGCACCGCCTGAATGCCGGGCCGCACGCTTTTGAACGCCGGGACCGTGTACATGCCGAGGTGCCGTTCAAGCGTCGCGCGGTCTTCCGCGTCGTGGTCGCAGACGATGGCCTGCGGGTACGGTTCGCCCAGACACGCGTTGCGCATCGCCTGCGCGTGATCCTGCACCAGCGTCTTGGTCCGGCAAATCTGGTGATAGAGATACAGCCGGCCGTCCGGGTCGCGCGCCCACGCCTGCCACGCGAACGCGTGACTGAATCCGAAATCGACGACCCAGATGCGCGGCCAGTCGGGCGGGATCGGAAACCAGTCCACCATGTGCACCGCGGGGTCCCAGTCGGCGTAAATCATGCCTTCGGCCGACGCCCAGATGCCTTTGCGCAGCCGCAAATAACGCGGGCCGGTCAGCCGGTCGAGCTTCGCAATGTACGCCGCGCCCTTCTTTGTCCAATTGCCGCGGGCGCCGTCCGGGTTTACCGCTGTCGCGTCCCAGAGAGCCGGGTTGTCTTCGTGCCGTGATTCGAGCATCAGCGTGCGGCCGGAATTGGCGCGCAGTTTCAGCCAGTGCTTCGGATGCGCGGGATTGCAATCGGCGATCAACTGCTGATACGGCACGACGCCCCAGCGCAAACGCGTCGTGACGGCTTCCCAGTCGTCCTCTGTCAGTTCGGTCGCTTCGGCGACGTACGCGAGATCGTATTCCGACCCCATGATTTTGCTGTTGCGGTCGAAGCCCCCGAAGACGATTTCCGAGCCGTTCGGGTACTTGACGCCGTCGTCTGTGATCTTCGCTGCGCCGCGGGGCAGCACCAGCTTTTCGAACGTAACGAGGGTCGTGTTATCGAAGGATTTGCGCGTCTTGCGCGCCATCAGGATGCGGCAGCCAGGGTATTTTTCCGCTACCGCGTGGCACTTTTCCCCACAAGACCTGCTTTTCCCCGTTCCGGCAGGCCCGGACAGAAGTACTTCGTCCGCGTGCTGGCTGAACAGCTCGCGCGCGGCGCCGTACGGCCGGTAGTCCGCGTATTTGATGGTTTCGCGTCGCACTCATGCGTAAGCTATACGCTCAACTTTCAGTCTTCACTGCCGCCCGCCGTGCGCGAGGTCGTAATCGGCGTCGAAGCATTCCTGACAGAGCCCCCCGTCGTGCAACGAGCCGGCGAACGGCCGGCCGCATCGCTGGCAGCACGTGTCGGGCGGCCAGGGTTCCGGCACGTCCGGCAGCGGCACTGGCTACACATCCTCAAGCGGCACGCCGACCAGCCGTTTCACGTAGATTTCGTCGATCTCGTCGAGCGCCGATTTTTCCTTCCAGCCCATGCGGCACTTGGCGTAAAAGCAGAGCGCCCACGCGTTGCCTTTCTTCATGGCTTTGGCGATGCCCGTCAGACAGATTCCGTCGAGCTGGTCTTTCGCAATCGCCAGCTCGCGCGGGAAGTGCTTGCGCAGCGTGTCGTCGCTCAGCCCTTTACCGATGACGGGCCCGATCTGCTCCTGCGTCTTACCGGAGGCAGACATCGCAATGACCAGCGCGCGGTCTGCAGCAGTCGGGCGGTACGCCTTGCGTCCGGCGTTCGTGCGGGCGCCGCCGCGCCCTTTATAGACCCTGGTATTCAAACGCGCGGGCTTCTTTGGCGGTGTCGGTTTCACTACAGGCCCGCCCCGGCGGCAGCCGTCCGGCGTTTTGCTTTGGCTGCCCGGATCGCTTCGCCGCGCAGCCGGAGGCGTTCCGGATCGCGGTTGACAGCGTCGAGATTGGCCCGCGATGCTGCCGACACGATGCCGGGCTTAGGCGTCGGTTCACGCCCGTCGCGGATCATTTCGAGCCGCGGCATCAGACGTTCACGAATGGCGTACGTGTTCCGGCGTGAAAGGTTCATTTCGACACCGACGCCGTCCATCGAATAGCCCTGCAGGCGCAGCCAAAGGTACTGAATGTCTTCCTGGATCTTCGACCCCGTTGATGGCAGGATTTTCATCCGCACGCGCGCTAAAAAGGGGACGAGCGACCGCAGCTTGTCGATATCGATCGGTGGGGGTTCAGGACCGTCGGACTCCCGCGCCCTGTGGGCGTATTCGAGCAGCGGAAAAAAGGATATGCGCGGGCGCATCATGTTCCACCAGTCGTAAATGGCGTGACGCGCCGCGTTGAAGTACCAGCCTTCGTGTAGTCCTTCCGTTTCGTTTTCCGCGTAGCGGGCGATTGCGCCGAGAATTCCCGTTGCTGCCGCCTGCTTTGCATCCTCCCAATCCTCCGGCTGCCAGTAGTAATGAGCGCCGGGGCCGAGCACGGTTCGGGCAGCTTTATCCGCCAGGCTGAGGATTTCATCGGGCGTCATATTGGAAGTGCGCTCCGAAAACCGTGACGCCACCCGGGACAAAGGCCATGACCGCAACCGCGCGGATCAACCCGCCCATGATTTCCCCCGCTTCACCCTTCTTCCCGCCCCGGAACTGCAGGATGTCGCCCTTTTCGGCCAATACATCGGCGAACGCGCGGGCTTCATCGAAATCGAACCGCGAGGGGCCGCCGTGATGCATCAACTCCAGGGCCCGCACAGGCACCCCCAATTCAAGCGTTAACCGCATCAGGTCGCTATCAATGTTTTCGCCGCGCCGTGCGTTCGGCGGCGCAGCGGCAGGCGGTGCAGCGGCAGCGCTGCGCGGCGTTGCGCGTGGCTTCGCGGCGGTCTTCTTAGCGGCGGTTCGGCCCATACTGACTACTGGTTCTCCCTGGTCGGCGACCTTATCCGGAGATAAGCCGGGTGCTTGTTCTGCGCCCGTGTTTTCAGTATGGGCTGTTTGCGCGACGTTTGTAGTTTTATCGGCGGGGCGCGCACGCCGATGGCCGAAGGGGCAGAAAGACTAGCGCACACCATGCGCATGATGGTACAATGTGGTTATGGCAGCCACAGCAGGGAACGGCAACGGGGAATCGCGGCTCGACCGCATCGAAGCGATCATGGAGCGGCACGCCGCTATGATCGTCGATCAGGAGATGCGCCACCATGACGCAGCGTCGCGCCATGAAGCGGCGATAGAACGCATTGATGAGATGATCGAACGCCAGGTGCTCGCGAACGAAGTGGCGCACGATGAGTTTAAGGAAGGCTATCGCAGCCTTTTGCGGGCGCAGGTCGTCATGAACGCCGCCGCTGAGAAGCGGGCGAAGGAATCCGACGCGCGTATGACTATCCTCGAAGTAAAAATGACGGAAACGACCGACAAACTGAACGGCCTGATCGCGACCGTTGACGGCTTTATCCAAAGGCCGAACGCATGAGCAAACCACTGTCGCCCGGCGCCCGGCTCGCCGGGCTTCGATGGGCGAAAGCCCCGGAGGCCGACCGCGAACGCCTCCGCACGTTGCGCTCGCAGCCGACGCCGTGTCCGCGATGCGGCGACCTGCTGCCGTCCGCCCGGCAGGCGCGCGCTCACTGCCGGGTCCCGCGCGTCAAGTCAGTTCGCTGAGAAATCGAAAGCAGCGGTTTAGAAAACTCAACTGAAGTCACTTCGCTGACGTCGCCGTGACCAGCGCCACGCGGCCACCGTTGCCGTCCGGCAGTCCGAGCGAGCACGTTTCGTCATAGCGGAGCACGCAGGCCGGTCCGGTCCCGTCGCATTCGCCCGCGCCGTGGGTTTCGCACCATGCGCCGGCGCAAGGGACTGCATCAGGCGGTTCGCATACCGAACAACGTATCCGTTTCATTTCGCCAGCGCATCCCGATTGAACCGCCAGCGCACCTGCTTTTCCGTCCCGACGTTGATCGCTGAAATGCAGCGTTCGGCGTATCCGGACGCGTCCAGCCGGGCTTGTGCGAGCAGCCATGATTTCGGCAGTCCGGAGAATTCCGCGGCTTCGTCGAGCGTCAGCCACGGCTTCGGCGGCGTGACCGGCGCCGGCGCAAGCGCAGCCACAAGGCGCGCGACGTCTGCCCAATAATCGGGCGGCGGCAGCAAGGCGGCGGGTGCAGGCGGGGCGGGTTGCTGCCGTTCCACCGCCAGGGTCCGGACTTTCGCGACGCTCGAAACGGGGTTGTCGATTTCCCGCTTCAGGCGCGCGACGTCCGCAGGATCGAAGTACGCCTGTTTCCCGTTGCGGCCGTTCACGTAAGTGCAGGGCAGGCGGCCGCTGGCGATGTAGGTTTCGACGGTGCGCTTCGACTTGCCGAGGATCGCGATCACTTCGCGTTTGTCGAGAGTTTTTGATTTGGCGGGCTTTACGGCAGTCGAAGGCATCACGCAAGCGTAACATTTACCCTTGCAGCGGTGTGCGAAAAACGGCTTCTAAAGCCGATTGCACTGCGATGGTCCGTACGTTACCGCGCGAGCCGGACGGCGGGTTTCATGCGTCTTCGCCGATGTAGCGCCGAATGACGATCCGGGTACCGGCGAGATCCGAGAAAGAACCGTCGGGCATCGACAGCAGGAATACATTCAGATCGGCGCGCGGTCCCTCGAAATGATAGGCCGGCACGGCGTCAAGCGTGACCGGGTGCAGCGTATGGACTACTCCGATGTAGTTCCAGGTGGATGCGTACCTCGCGCTTTCCAGGATGTAAACGTGGAATCTTTCCAGTTCGGCTGCCCGCACGACCGGGTGCGCTGACGGATCGAACGGCGCGACCTCGATGGCCGGGTTTCGGTTGCTGCGTTCATCTTCGGTCATCTATTCCCCCAGCCTCCTGGCTGCCGCCTCGACCTCGCGCTGGTCGACTTCCCCGTCTCTCCTTTTGCGGCATTGATCGCAGTGGCAATGGTTCACGCATCGACGGCACCCCTTCCGGAAGACCGTCGGGCACGAGCACTGCAACCAGAGGACGTTGCAGCAAACGCAATACCGCGGCGGCTTGGTTGTTGCTCGCTTCATTCCCCCAGCCTCCTGGCTGCCGCCGCGACTTCCCGCCACAGCGCCGCGCGGTTCGGCCAGTGCGCGGCGATGGACCATTCGGCCAACGCGGCGACGACGAGCGCGCACGAAGTGCAGAGCCCGTATTCCGCCCACGCGCACGGCGGGTTGCACGGATTATCTTCAGAACAGCGGCAGACGCGGCAGCGAACGACGCCGGTTACGCTGCCCATAATTCCCCCTGTTTCGGTTTCACCATTTCGAGAACCCGCCGCGGCCGCATCCACGCCGGAAACGGCGCCCACTCGACGTCGGCCCATAGCCACGCCTGGCCGACTTGTCGGGCCCGGTTCCGGCGCCGTACGGCGAACGCATGGCCGGCATCGTGGCGCGCATGGTCGGCGAAACAAAGAATACGCACTTCGGACGAACGGGGATCGTGGGTAATGTGCGCCGCCGCGAGTTGGGAAGACGGAAATTCGCGGCCGCATTTCGCGCAACGATTGCGGGCGAGGGCGATCAGCACGAGGCGATATCGCCGCCATTCGACGCCGTAGTATTTTTTGAGTTCAGCCCGGATTGGCATGACGTTTTTCGCGCTTCAAACGCTTGATGCGCTTCGTTACCTCATTACCGCAGGCTCGACAGTTTCGCCGTCCTTTCGGCGAAACATATAGATTTCCGCCTGCATACAGATGCCCCGCCTTACAATGAGTTTTTTCCTGGCGAGGTCGCGGGCCGCGCGCGAAATTTTTCAAGGGCAGAATTTTCGGTCGCTCGATCTTATGCCGCCGGAGGTAACGATCACACTTGCTGCATCGTGTTAACCCGTCAATCAGGTGAACGCGCCCGATCAAACCACACACCACACATGGTCGGTCCGGCCTCCGCAGTTTGAAGGTAGTGTAGTTAGAACCGAAGACATGACCGTGAATCGTCATGTGGCATTTTCTGCAAAGAAACTCTAGGTTTGAGCGCGCGTTATTGAAAGTGTTTTTGTCGATGTGATGACGGTCAACAGCCTCATCTGTAAAACATCTTTCGCACGCTCCAAGAGGAGAAGGAAATCGCCTCACCGCCTCCCCATTACCGTGACTTTTCTTTCTCATTCCTAACACTATTTTCCGATAAAAACCCAATGATTACTAGGGTTTTAGTACCCGGTACGCGCCGCCTGCGGCCCAAGGAAGTTCAGATAGCGCAGCGTTTCGCGACCGCACGCCATGCAGACCGGACCGTGCGCCCGGATAAGGGCGAGCCGGTAGGTTTGCCAGGCGGGTCCGTAGTACTTGCGGCGAAGTTCGGGCCGGATCACGCTGTCGTCCTTTTGGCCCGCCAGGCCGCGTAAAGCGCCTCGACGTCGGCCGCATTCCGGCAGGTATCTTTCGTCTGTTGCAGCAGACTTGCAGGAGCTTCGAGACCATCGATGTCGGCGGCGGCGGAAACCAGGCCGAGGCAATACGCCTGTATCGGCGTGGCGTCGGCGAGCAGCCGGTTGACCATATCCAAATTCGGGTATGGCACTTTACGCTGCCGCCCCCCGTCGCTTGGCGTCCGTCTTCCGCCGTTCCTTCGGTTCGCGGAACCGCGCGGCCGCTTCGTCGATTGCCAGCGGGCAATCGCGCGCGTGCTGAATTTCGCCGTACGCCGGTTCGGGCGCCCGGCAGTACGGGCAGCGCGGATCGCCGCTCATACGGCACCCGGACGCGCCGCGGTCAGAATTGCCAGATGTTCGTTGTGCTGAGCGATCCGTCTGTCGTGCGGCCGGCGCGCGACGAAGTCCGGATTACGGGGGCATCGCTCCCAGTCGGGCAAAACCAGTTCGGCGACATCCATCCAGCACGGCGAGTTTGCCGAGGTAATCAGCGCGCACTGATTGCTTCCCGGGTTCGCGATCAGGTGCGACCAGCCGACCGGGCCGGGCGAAACGAGCGCGTGAGCGTAAAACGGGCAGCTCATCGGGACGCCTCCGGCGTGTCGCGCACGAACCCGTTTTTCAACGCCCAGAGCACCAGCGATCCCGGCGACCAGTCGAGCTTTGGTTGGTCGAAAATCCACAGGCGCAGTTGTTCCGGCGTCAGTCCGCAGGCTTGCGCCTGCGCAACCAGCGTATCGGGCGATGAATCATTCAAACCCAACGTCTGCGCGAACGCATCCTCGATCCAGCCGCGGACACGGTCGCGGTCCCAGCGCGCATCCCGGGCCAGCTCGTTCAGCAGCGGGTCGCTCATCGCCGCACCCGTCTTTCGTGCCGATGGTGTTCGCGGCTGATCGAGTGTTGGCGCAGAGCTTCCCGCCATTTCGCGATCAGCTCGTCGGGGTTCATGTTCGCCACAGTCGCCCGCGAATTCTGTAATAGCTGCACCGCCTCGTCTTCGGTCGGCGGCGGTTCGCCGTTCTCAGCCTCGATCAGGATTTTGAGAGATACGGTCATGGTTCAATTACCTCCAGTTCCTCGCGGTGCGAGAACCGCACGAGCGTGATCGTCTGCCCGGTTTCCCGCGCGATCTGGCGGGCGATATCGCGAAGCGAATCGACGCGTTTCCGGTCCGCGGCGACCAGCGGCATCATCATCAGGCCGGCCTGAAATGCCGGCAACCCCTCGCCATTCGCATCGCTCGCGATAAACGCGAACATTTCGTCAATCCGTAAAAGCGTCTTCGGGTGGCCCAGATCGATCACGCCCATAAGTCTCCTTTCGCTCTACTTTTCATTGCCCGTTTCCCAGAGTGTTATTTGGCACTCGCCCTCGCGCCGCGGATTCGACGCCTTGGCGTCTGGCGGCGCGTCCAGCGCGTCGGGCAGCCGCAGGGCGTCCGGATGATTCGCCATCAGCCAGGGAATCCATTCTTCGGGTTTCAGCCAGGTTACGCCGTCCGGGTCGATCCGCACGGTAAATCACGGAGCTCCTTTCGCTTTCAGGCGTTCTTCGATTGGTTCGCCGTGTTCGGTGCCGGGCGGTTTCGGTACGGGTTCCTCGGGTTCCTGGTACGGTTCCCAGACCTCGGCCAGGCGTCGCTGCCGAGCTTCTTGTTCGGTCTTGAGAACGTGAATTCTGGCGTTTTCGGCGATCTGGGTGATTTCAGCACGTTCGGCGATGCGCACGAACAGCGCCCAGTTTTTCGGTTTTACGTCAGCGGAAGCGAATTTGAAGCGTTCGAAGGTGGCGGTGTCCGGCAGGTGCGGCGATATTTGGTCGAGAATTGCCGCGTCCGGCGCCAGCGGCAGATCGAAGTGTTCGGTTAGCCAGGGCCCGAGCTGATCGCGGATCGTCGGTTCGCGGGGCGGTTCGGGTTCCGGTTCGGGCGGCGGGACGAACGAACGAACGGGTTGCGGTTCGGGTGGCGCCAGTACCTGTAACAGCGGCGGATGCTCGTTCGTCCGTTCGTTTTCTTCCGGAAAGTCTTCCGAAGTCTTAGTCAATAAGGATGCCGCGGCGGATTGTTTCCGAGCCATCTCGTCGCGGTAGTCGCGTAGAGCAACTAATTTGCAGCGTTTGACGGTGGCGTCTGCAACCTGCCATTCGTCGAAAGTTGCCGAGTTCGCAACTTTCCACACTTCGAGGTAAGAGGCAAAAGTTTCCGAGTCGGAAACTTTCCGGTCGGGCGGCGGGGTGAGTTCGGGCGAAAGGACCGGGTAAAGCAGTTTTCCCTCCAATCGCACATACCCGCGCGTTTCGAGGTATGCGTAGGTTTTGGAGACGGTGCTCTTATGAAGTTTCAGGTCCGCCGCACAGTCTTTCTGAACGGCCGGGTTGCCGTCGTCGCGCACGCAAAACTCCCGCTGCTTCCCCCAGGCGCGGAACTTCGCCCACGCCAGCACCCGCTGCGCGGGCGAAGCCAGCTCGTCGTTCATGACCGCCGCAATGGCGTTATTGAAATCCTTCGTGAACTGAAGTCCGGTAGTCGCTGCCAGATACGCCTTGTGCGAATCGAACGTTGCGCCGCTCACTGGACGCCCCCGACTGACTTGTAGAGCCATTCGAAGTACGCCTTGCGTATCGGCGCGAAAGCGTCTTCCGCGGCGATTATGCAGCGCTTCAGGTCCCTGTGAACGCGGAGATAGTCTGCATCGGAGACGGGTGAAACGAAACCTGGACCGCGGCAACAGCGCCACCCGCGAAGGATCGCCGTAAGATGGCGACGCGCTTCCACGCTCCGCGGCCGCTTCTTTTCGATCCAGGGTCCGAGTTGGGCGAGATTGTCGTCCAGCTCGTCGCACATCAGCTTGTCAATTCTGGCGAACTCTTCCCTCAGATCATCGGGATCGTTGAGTTCAAAATCCGGCTTGACGTCGCCGTTCGGACCGCTCATGCGGACGTCCCGCTAACTTGCCCCAGGAGTGTTTGATTTATGCCGTTTTTGCGCGCAGATGTGTGCGCCATGATCCGACTCCCTCTTGAAAGTGCCGCTTAAAATGCGTCAAACTAGAGGGCATCAGTGCTTTGCGGCACTGGTGGCCCTTACCGTTGTTGCGCGCGGCGAATCGTCGCTTCGGTGCCCGTCAAGACTCTGGGCGGCGTCGCCGTAAATGGCAGTGGAGGTCCACGACCGCGGATTCTGACCGGGCAGTACAATAAGAGATTGTAGGGAGTGTCAGACATTCTCTGCATAGAGTACTTCATTTCCCCTCGCGTTTCGCCTGTTCACTTCACAAACTTTACATCTTTTTTTTGTTGGCGGGAATGCGGTATGCTGCTTCTTCGGCATCTGCCGCGCGGGTTCAACTATGAGCAATACTGTTTTCGGAGAGCAGGGACAACTGCGGCTGTTCGACTTCGGGGGTGCCGATTTAGTGAAACTACAGGAGCTTGAGCGAGCACTCAGCGGATCGCCGAAGCAAGCCGGCCTGACCGTGCGCGGCTACGCTTCGGATTTGCGCGTCTTCGGAAGCTGGTGCAGGGAATTCGACCGCGTCTCTCTGCCGGCGTCGGCCGACACGCTGAAAAAGTATGCGATCTGGTCGCTTCTCGAAAAAAAGCGGCGGGTGACCACCGTGAACCGGCATCTGGCGGCCATCCTCGACGCGCACAAACAGGCGAAACTTCCCGCGCCGTCGGTTGCCGAGGCGCGCGCCGTGGTCGCGGAGGTGCAGCAGGACCGGGGCGAACAGCCACAGGGAAAGACAGCGCTGCGCAAAGACGATCTGTTGCGCATCGCGCAGTCGTGCAGCCGCAAAACGAACGCCGGACTGCGCGACAGGGCGATTCTGATCCTCGGATTCGCCACGACCCTGCGGCGCAGTAACCTTGCCCGGCTGCAACTGAAGGATGTCACTTTTGACGACGGCGGCAGGCTGGTCATTTTCGTGCGGAAGTCGAAGACCGATCAGAAAAGCAAAGGCCGGCGCATCGCCGTGTGGCCCGGCAAGCGAACGGCTACCGATCCGGTCCGCGTGCTGGCTGACTGGATTAAGGCGCGCGGCAGCTGGCAGGGTCCGCTTTTCTGCCGCATTCAGACCGGCGACCAGCTCACGAGCGACGGCATTTCGGGCGAAAGCGTAAACGATATTGTGAAACGTCTGGTTGCAGGCGTCGGCCTCGATCCCGATCTGTACGGCGCGCACTCACTGCGCGCCGGCGCTATAACCGCGTCGGCGCAACTCGGTCGCAGCGATCAGGAAATTATGGGCCTGTCGGGACATGAAAGTCCGGCAGTAATGCGCATGTATATCGACCGGGAACGGCTGTTCGCCGGGCGAAATCCGCTGGCGGGCGTGCTTTAATTGTTTGGAGAGTTCGTCTCATCTTGCGTTGAACCCGCAGTTTGAGGGACGGCTTTCAGGCCCGTCGGTTCCTTCTCTGGTGCAACCCGCCGGCGGGCCCGTTCTTTTTTGCGTTGCAAAACCCCGCCCGGCTCACCCCAACCAGCCGGGCGGGCGCGTTTTCGGCGGCACGGCTTCCGAAATACGTGCGTTTTCGCATACCATTGCAGTCATGACGAAATTTCCCCCGCTGCCGATCGCGAAACGCGACCTGCCGAAAGATCCCGCCGCCGCTTCCGGTCTGACCACCACGATCAAAACGATCGCCAGCCTGTCCACGATCAGGAGTAAATCCGCTACCGTCGAATATTGGGAAGAGTTGTCCGCGTACGCCGCGCGCAACATCGCCGAACTGAACGGCGCAGCGAAGCCGGCGACGGCAGCGAAGGGTAAGCCGGCGCGCGGACGCCGGACGATGGCGGCTGCCGCTGCAGCCGACTGACGTTCATCCGTACGTTGTCGTTTACTCGTACGTATTTGCCACGCGGCGCCGTTCGGCCCAGAGGGCGAGCGGCACACGCGATTTCACGCCGAGCGCCTGTTCGATCCGTCGCAGATGGCATTTGACCGTGCCGGGCGAAAGATGCAGCCGCCAGGCGATTTCTTTGTCGGCCGCGCCCGACCACAGTTCGCGCAGAATGTTGCACTCGCACGGCGACAGCGGATTATCGGGTGTACGGCGCCGCGGCATCAAACGTCCGTGAACCGGCCCCTGCCGAAAAGCGCCAACAGCACGAGCACGACGACAACGACGCCGATCGCGCCGGACGGGCCCCACGCGTGATAACCGTAATAACCGCCGCCGCCGCCGAACAGGACGAGCAGCAGAATCAAAATCAGAATCGGCATTTATTTCACCTTCATTCACTATGCGCCCGGCGCGCCGGCGCGGATCTCGGCGGCGACAGGCGCCGGCGGCGTCGGCGCTGCCTGAACGGCCCGCCCGCGGACGGCAGTCTGCAGCGCGAGACGCGCCAGAGTTTCGACCTTGGCGACCGACTGCGTATAGCCTTTCACGTCCCGTGACGCTTCCGCAATCTCGGTCGCCGATGCTTTCGCCGCGGCCGAGGCCTCCAGAGCATGGCTTTTGACTTCCTCGATCGCGGCCAGTTCGGTTTTGCGATGCTCCGTCGTGACCTTCAGGGCGTTCGCAGCATTCACCGTGATTCCCCGTAACTTCAGAAATCCGCCGCCCAACCCGATGACAGCCATCACGATCATCGTGCCGAACTGCGCCAGTTGCAGATGATACGCCCGCTCCGCGGCGAGCTTATCGGCAGCATGCCGGTCGTCGGCTTCGGATCGGCCGTCGTCTACCGATCTTTTCGTTTCGGCCGCGGAAACCTGCGCCGCGTCCGCATTCGTCTGGGCCGCCACCCGGGCATCGGCCCGCTGACTGTTGGCAGACTGCGCCTGATTCGACGACTGGCGGGCGAGCGCGGCGCCGGACTCAGCGGCAGTTCGGTCTTTGGCGGCGGAATTCCGCAGGGCCTGATCGAGCGCGGCCTGCGATTGTTGTAACTGGATTTTTACAGCGGCAGCTTCAGCCCGGGCGGCAGCCAGCGCGGCGGCGTCGGCCTTCGAGATGCCAGACGCCGGCGAAGCAAAACAGAACGCCGCCAGCAGCGCGAAACGGACGATGCGTGGCGGCGTCATGCAGGGAAGAACCCGGACGGTTAGGCGGCAGCAGGACCGAACGAAGGCGGCAGCGGGTTAGCAGCGACAGCGTCGCCCAATTCGGCGGCACTCGACGTGAAACGAGCGGTTACGGTTTTGATCGCCGCGGTGGCCGCATCGATCGTCGCGGCGTTCGCGGCTTCATCGGCTTTCAGGGCGTCGGATACAGCGGTCGTGATGTCGGCGGCGAAGCCCTTGATAAGGGCGGCGGCACTGAGTTCGGTTCCTTCGGTAGACGTCACCTGAGCGGTGAGCGCGTCGATCGAGGCATTGAGAGCGACTGAGTTGAGTGGCATTTATTTAGATTTCCTTGTCGATGGCGTGTTGGAGTTTTAGAGCGGATTGCTGCAGCCGGGCGGTGGCGTCGTCTACCCTGGCGGTCAGGGTATCGATGGTTTGCTGCTGGCTTCGGTCTTCCCGGAGGTAAGCGACGAGATCGGCGAGGGCGGGAAAATCGACGTGCAGCGTAAGGGATCGCCCGGTTATCACAATTCGCACGTTACACCCGCCCGGCGCCGAAAGCCTAGAAAAGCCGCGTCAAATTGACTCAATTGGAACGCCGTACCGGCGCATCCGTTCAATTTCCGGTTCCTCGCCGGCATCATCAAGGGTCCAGTCCTCGCCGCAACGATTGCAGCGACGGCCCTCGGCTACGCCGCCGTCGGGAAGGCGAACGAGGCCGGTCGAGCGGGTATCGGCAGAATTGCAGAGCGGGCAGTGTTGGTTGTTCATGTCAGATCCGCTTTCCCTCACCGCTGTAAACCGACGCCAGCCAGCTTTCGCGCCGATACCGTTCGACCGTGCTTTCTTCGGCCGGTTCACTGTCGAACAGCGAGATCAGTTCCGGCGTCAGTTCGTCGTACGGGTATTCGTCTTCCCGGGGCGGATTGAGATCCGCCCAGCGTTCCCAGTCGTCGATTTGGCTATTTTCCATTCGTCAGCCTCGCACGATGTTCGGCGCCGCGTTCAGAAACAGATCGATCCGCGCCCGGATCTGCGCCACGAAGACGGCATGTCCGACCGCTTCGAGCGTCGCCGGATCGTCGTCCACGTTCTCGCGCTTCGCTGGCCGGGCCTCGAGGCGCCGGATCGTCTTCAGCAGGGATTTGGCCTTCGCGAGTTCCGTGCGGAGTCCGGCGCACGTTTCGCAGGTGCGACCGTCGTCCTGTTCGTCTTCGTCTTCCGGAATGTAGGCCGACCGGTCAAATTCAGCCAGCGACATAGTTGTGGTGCTCATAGTCTTGTGTCCTTTTCGGTCCTAACGACTCAGCAGAGCGACGATCGCGCCGACCACAAACCCGATGATTGCGCCGACGTTCCAACCGACCCAGAACGCCGTCGGCAATCTGCGCAGCTTCACGTGCGAACCAGCCGTACGGTCTGTTCGAACCGGCAGCCGGCGACGGTCTGCCCGGCCTTGATGGCTGCCGCGATCAGCTTTTTGTCCGGCTGCGCTTCCGGTTCCGGAACCGGTTCCGGCAGCCGCATGAAGTCCCAGGGGACCTCCGCCGCGGAATCGACTATCACCCGGCCGGGATTCTTCCGCGCCTTCAGGCTGGACGTTTCGCCGTCGAGGCGATCGATCTTCGAAGCGGCGCAAACCGCCAGCACGTAATCGCTCAAACGCTGGTGCTGCCGGGCGAACGTGGCGGCGCGTTTCGCGAGCCGATCGCATTCGGCCTGTGCGGCCGATTGCATTGCTTCGAACATCGCGAGCGTACTGGCGACGGCGTCCACCTTCGACCGCGTGCCGGCGAGCGCGCCGATCAGTTCGGCCGAAAGTTGGGCGCGCAGTTCGGGGGTGAGCGATTCGTCGTCGAGAGCTTCGATTTTGTCGGCGATGAATTCAACGCCGCCGACGTGATCGCGCAGCGTGCGGCGGGCCGGAACGATGGTCAGAACGGGGGTCGCCATTAGCGGCCCCCTTTTGCGTTGTCGATAAACGCCGTGATGATAAGCGCGCGCAGGTCTTCGCTTGTGATTCCCAGCCCGATACGCTCCGCATAGACTGCAGCCTCATTCATAGCGTCGAGCATCGCGCAAACCGTCCCGGATAACTTCGCCGACGTCGGCCGAACCGGCTGCACCGTCGCAACCGGCGCCGGACCGCGCTGTCTCGCTTCCCATTCCGCCCGCGAAGACGGCGCCGGTTCGTCGAACCGCTGATCGTACGCGTCGTTCGACGGTGCGCTTCTCTGCTGCCGTTCCGGCACGTTGTGCCCGCCCGAATCGCGCAGCCGGGCGACTTCGAACCGGCTGCCGCCGTGCGAGGTCTTGGCCCTGGTCAGCCGGAATTCTTCGCCGTACTGAATGCCCAGCTCCCGCAGCCCGCGCTCGATGTCGCCTGCCGGGCCTTCGTCGAGATAAAGCACGTCTCCCGAAGCCATTGCAAACTTCACCTGCGGGTCGCCGATGCTCGACGCCGCCGTCACGCCGGGGGCTTTGAATGCCACCGTTTTCGGGGCCCCGAATCCGAAGTCTTTTGCTCTTAGGTTTGCCATTTTTGTTTCCTCCGTTTTTTGTTGCCTGTCTGTTATGCCGCCCGCCGTCTGCGCACCGTGACCGGCCCGTCCGCGATCCCGAGCCAGCGGTTATCCGTCCACTCGATAACCGTGTACGCCGGGTCTTCGTCGCTGCCCTGTTCGTAAACGCGCCGTGCTTCGCGCGCTTCGTCTTCCTCGCGGTCCATCCGGATCGCGTTTTCGCGGGCGTCCTCGGCCCGCGATGCGTTGGTCTCTCCGTCGTAATCGTGCGCGTTCCAGCTCATGTTTTGCTCGTTTCGTACTTGCTTACTAAACCTATTTAACCATAAAGCGGTATAAGGTGTCAATAACCAGAATGCGGTTTATGGTAAGCTTGTCAATATGGCGGAAAAGAAAGCTAAGAATCCAGCAGCGGTCGCGCTGGGAAGGCTTGGCGGCAGGGTTGGCGGCAAAGCTCAGGTTAAAAAAGGGATCAGCGTACTGTCGGCTGAAGAACGCAAAGCGATTTCAAAGAAAGGCGTTGATGCGCGGCGCGCGAACGCAAAGAAGCGGGCAGCGCCGAAAGCGGCAGCGAAGAAGGCGAAAGCGTGACGGACATGCAGCTTTTAACGCTCGTGGTTACGCTTCTGGCGATCTTCGGCGCAATGATCGGCACGCGCAAAAGCACCGAAGACATGCGCGACGTATTGCGCGCGGAGTTTAAGGCGAATCTGACCGAAACGATGGCTCCGATATACCTGACGCTGCAGCGCATCGAGAATAAGCTGGATCACATGGCGGAAGTCCAGGCGGGCCACAGCGAAGCGATTGCGCGGCTGAAGGGGCAGGCGTAAACCGTGGACGAAGACCTAAAGCAACACCTCGACAGCATGGAAACCCGGCTGCGCACGCACGTCAGCGCCGAATGCGAAAAGGTCGAAACGAAGCTGCTGAGCGCGTTCCACGGCTGGGCACGTTCGATGGAAATCCGCGTGCGCGGATCTTCGCAGTCCGTCATGGGTTTCGACGAACGCCTCGCCCTGGCCGAGGAACGCATCGGCGAGCTGGAACGGGGCAGGGCGAAGGCGTGAACGGCGATGGGACCGGACGAGCACGCAACGAGCGAAGAACTTGGCTTGGTCGTTAAGGCACTCTTCGCGAAAGTTCAGCAGCAGGCTGGCGTCGTTTCGGCCCTGACGGGCGTGCTGATGGCGAAGGGGATACTCAGCCGGGAAGAAGTGGCTCAGATGATTGAGACGCTGACGACGTCTCCGGAAGCTGCGCGGGCAAAGAAGACTCTGGAGGATTTGCGCGAGTTTGCAGCCATTCGCAAAATTGCCAGACAATATCTTGACCCTCATTCAGAAGATCTTTGAGCGGTTGGCAGGTTGGGCTTTCAGTCGGCAAACTGCTCTCAGTTTAACTTACTTCGTTTCACGTGAAACCCCTGTATTTATTGGTGCTAAACGCGCTTCGATCGCATCAGTTCAATCAGGCAGTAAAGCCCGGCGATGATCGCTGCGAGTCCGGCCAGGTGCCTGCCGCTCTCGCCCGGATACGCGACGATGCACCCGCCCGCAATCAGCACTAAACCCAACGCAGCTATCAGCCATCTGCTCATGTCTTGATCCTACGGCGCGTGTGACGCGCCCGCCGCTACCGCGGCGGCGATGGCTGCGTTTTGCGTGGCGATGGCGGCGTTAGCGGCAGTGACGGTCGAGCCCGGGTACACAGTAACGAGCTGGCGAAGCTGCCTGCACAGCAGTTCGGCGAGCGCCACGGAATACGAACCCCACTGCAGAAACGACACGGCATCGGCCAGCGCATGAGCGGCCGCAGTCGTCGAGAACCGCGCCCGCGTGACCGGCACGACGTTGCCCGTGGGTGCGCCAGTCACAAGCGAGTACTCGGTGCCGATCACGATGCCCATGCCGGCCGCCACGCCGGCGGCCGACATCAGCGTGAAAGACGTATCGCCTGCCAGCGCAGCGACGGCGAGCGTAGTCGGCGCCGGAATAACTGCGCCGAATGGGGGGTTCGTCAGGATCATCGCCTGCAAACTGGCGATTGCGTCAGTTGAAACCGTGATTGCGACCGCAGCCTCGCCCGAAACCTGCAGACCGAACGTTGTGGACATAATGGCTCCTTATTTTCCGATCCAGCCGGTATTCGTGTTTGTACCGGATTCTTTGATGTAAATCGTCGTTCCCGCCCCGCCGCTAGTGTTGAGGTAGATGTCGCCGGGCTTGCCGACGACTGCGGAATTCGGGCTCCCCGCGCCGATATAAATCGACACCTTGCCGCCGAGGTAAATGCGCGTGACGCTGCTGTCGCCGAGCGCCACGCAGTTCGAAACCGGTACGATGGCGTTCGCACCGATTGCCGTGGCATTGTTGAGCGGATCTGTGCCGCCAAAGATGCAGGCAGCGTAGCCAATGAACGTGTTCGACGAACCAGTAATACTCGAGGCCGGTGAATATCCCGCGTCCTGGCCGATTGCCACGTTGTGACTACCCGTCGTATTCGACTGAAGTGCGGACGTTCCGATTCCAAGATTTGATTGGCCGCTCGTGTTCGAGTACAGCGCAGCCACGCCGACCGCCATATTGCGATCGCCGGAAGTGTTGTTCAGCAGCGCATTCCACCCGACGGCCACGTTATAACTGCCCGTCGTGTCGGCGGCCAGGCTCGCGCTGCCAAAGACAGTGTTGCTGGTGCCGGTGGCGGTGATATTGAATGATCCAACCCCCAGAATGGTATTCAATGTGCCCGGTCCCTGGACGTCGGCGGCCGCGATCGCCCGCGAGAGCGGCACGCCCGCCGTCGAGATCCGGTCGATGAACTGATTTGCGACGGGCAGATAAGACTGGATGCCGCCGAGCGTCGTCGCAGACGGGTTCGGCAGGCGCCCCGCCGGCAGCGTGCCCGCGGTCAGATCGGTCGCCGATCCGGACGTCGCGACCGGCGCAAGCCCGGTGATGCGCGCCACGGGAACCGTGCCCGTCGTGATCGTTCCGATCGTTACGATGTTCGCCGAACCGGGCCATGCGGCGAGCGTGGCCGGCGACGTCGGCGTATAGCCGAGCGCCGCGATCACGTCCGCACTGACGGCGATCGAAGGTACGCCGGTCGTTGTGGTGTTCTTCAGCAGGCCGGTCCCGAGCGAAGCGAACGAAACCCCGTTCACTTTGCCGACTACCGTAGCGCCCTGCGTCCCAGTCACATCGCCTGCGAGCGATCCCGAGAACGATACGGCCGTCGTGGCGTTCGCCGCCGTGCCTGTCGTCGATTGGTTCAACGTCGGAAAATCGGCGGCGACCGCGATGCCGGGCACGCCGGTCGTGGTGGTGTTCTTGAGGATTCCGGTTCCGAGCGACGCGAACGAAACGCCGTTTACTTTGCCTACTACCGTCGCCGCCTGCGTTCCGGTCACGTCACCCGCCAAAGATCCGGAGAACAAAGCAACGCCTGCACTGCCCGAATCGACCAGCGCGCCTGACGCATCGAACGCCGGCAGGTGCCCGGTCGTTGTCGTTCCGGTCACTGTCGCCAGTTTGATGCCCGTCCCGCTGCGATCGGTCCCGCGCACCTGGTCGTACGTGATGCCGCCCCGCTCCGTGATCGCTGCCGCGGTAACGGCGAAGCTCCGGACGACGTTCGTGGCCGCTGCATAAGTTGAGTTACCGGCCTGACTGGCAGTCACGACGACCGAACCTACGGCGCCGGTCAAAGTCACGACTGAACCAGCCAGCGTGGCCGGGCCGGTGATCGCGTAAGCGACCGTCAGACCGGACGACGACGTTGCGGCCAGCGTGATCGGGCCGTCGGTCGTCAGGTGTGCGGGGATGACGGCGAAGGTTATCGTCTGCGCGGTCAGCGAGACGGCATACAGCGAAAGCTCGCTTATGCCGACGTTCGACGTGTCGCCGTTGTTCGCTGAAATCGTGATCCGGAAATACCGGTAAGCTGTCGTGACGGTCGCGCATGTATACGTCCGGCTTTGCGCCGGCGACCAGCCGGTTTCGCTTGCCCGCGTGTCTACCGTCGTCCAGGTCGTTCCGTCGTTCGATCCCTGCATTATCCAGGTCTTCGCCATCTGCGAAGCGGACGGGGCGCCGACGGCCGACACGTTCGACAGCGCATAGGAACCGAGAATCGAAGCGCTGCCGAGATCCATTTGCAGCCAGCCGGTTGTGGCATTTGCGAACCAGTAGTGAGGCGTGCCGCCGACGTCGAATGCAAAGGCGCCCCATGCGTCATTGGCGCCCGCGTGACTCGACGCCGAAGCGACGAACGGCGAATGACTGGTATTTGAGGTTAGATCGTGCGGGCCTAATTCAGTTGGCATGTCACCTCCGATAGCTCGCCGTGTGGACGTCGCCCGTGCGCGGCGGGACAGTGTACGTGATGGTCACGCCTGATAGCGCGAAATCGATCGCCGGCCGCTGGGTCACGCCGTTCAGAAACAGATCGACGGCCCCGTTCAGCGGCACGAACGCCAGCGTAAAGACGGTGTTGCTGCCGCCGATCGCGCCGCCCGGCGTTTCGCCGAAGACCGAAGCCCCGGACGACGAGCTGGCGCCCGACACGGCTGAAACGCCGGAATCGACTACGCTGCCGTTCGGGTCCCAGACCGGCACGTTTCCGCTTTGCGGCGCCGGGCCGGTATACATCTGCACCTGGCCGCCCGCACCCTGGCGGTGCAGTGCGCGGATCTGGTCATACGCGATATTGCCCCG